GGTCAGTGTACCTCTTGACAGTCTTGTAGGGTATTCTACCCTCTAGTCAAGGGATACGTTAGCTGACCCCCCGTGTAGTAGTGTGCTTGTTCGCTCCGAACTGGAGAAGTTAGGGTATAGCCTTTGTCTTGCTATTGGTCCCTCGAGGGGCTTTGGGATATCCCTTAGTCCTCGAGGACTGTATAGCTTGGCATTACGGGCTATGGCCCTTGAGACCTTGGTCGAGCCGTTCACGGCTTCGTACATGTCCGACAGTTTTATATCAGAGTCGAATAGTAGGTTGACACAATGCAAGCCTACCATCCTCCGATATTCCTCTGTAGCTTCAGAGGGTCGATCCGTGTATACTGGCTTTGGCAGTTTTGTCTGGGCCAGTAACCAAGTTTTCCATGGTGCCTCCTTGTTAGCAAGGGGAATTGGGTGAAGCTCCTCCCAGTTGTTGAGGATCCTGCGGGCTAGACGTAGGTCTAGGTCCGAGGGTTGTCCCCAACTTCCGGTTGGAAGTCCGACCCCCCCTAGCCAATCGGGGAGGTACCATGGGAGTCTCATTTTCTCCAGTAAGGTCCGGTGCCGACTGAGGAAGACCTTCATGATTCGCTCATGAAGCTTCTCTGGTGCCAATTGGAGAAGGCTGTCTGCGCGGACTCCGAGGTTGCCTCGAGGATCATCCTGGTCCTTGATACCAACCCGTCCCTGGGATCTTTTGAGCCCGAGGAGAAGTCCTCCGTTAACATAACGGACCTGGCGTAGGCAGCTCTTGCGAACGCAGGCCTCCCTGTAGTGTCCATTGATTCTCTCCTCGGGAAACCAAAGAGGGAACTCTGGAACACGTCGGAAGATCGTCGAGTTTATCTCGACGAACTCACGAGAGGTGTACGTCTTTCCGACAGATTCCTTCAGCCCTATGAAGGCTGTTAGTCTCTGCCAGAATGCATATACCGTCTTGTGGGCCCGCAGTGCGCAGTCGTCTCCATTTATGAGCAGAAGTGCATCGTGGAGGGCAATTGATCGTTCCTCGGCCAGTTCCATGGCCCAACGACATACTGCGGCATTGGCTATGCACAGTATTGGGAAACTAGTGATGCTTCCCATCAGTTGTCCTCGCTTCTGCTCTTTCCCCAGGAATAGGTGACCGGTTAGTGACTGGATTAGGAGCTTCCTCTCTGGGGCTCCCAACTTCAGGACACTAGCCAATTCCTCTCCGACGGTCTCGGAGACCCAGGACTGAAGGTTGTCTGTGGCGGCTTCGTAGTCGCCAGACAGGTAGACCTCATGTTCTTTAAGGTCTCTTCCCAGTCCGTTGAGGATTTCCTGCTCCGTGGCAGGGGTCCCTATTAGCCGGAAGACCTTGTGTCTTCGAAGGCGCCTGTGGATGGCTTTCCAGATTGGGCGAAGGACAGTCTGTTGCATTGGTGGCCCCTTTGTGATCATTCTGATCTTAAGGGGTTCCGCCAGTGCGACGGGGATGACTTCTGGGATCTCCTTATTAGCCTCTGCTAGCATGCGCCAGTAGAGCGTTTTAAAGTGGTCCCGAAACTTGTTCTCATTCAGACTGACCTTTGTTTCTTCCTCTTCGCGTTGTCGGTACTCCTCTTCCTCTCGTTGAGGCCTCTCCCTTGGCAGTACGCCTCCAGGCTGCCTTAGCCCGTTAAGGAGAGCTGGGTGCTCTAGGATTGTTCCTATGGCCCCCAACTCCTTGCGTGAGTTAATGTAGTTTGCTGACGTACTCGGGAAGAAGGGCTCAATCCGCTCCTCCATTGTGAGCGGCCTGTCGAACAGTTCATGAACAGTCCTTCGGAGCTGTGCTTTGACTGTCTCCTTGGTAAGAAGGGTCTCGACTCTAGCTGGGTAGTCATCTACGGCTGCCCATGGTACTAAGAGTTGAGGCCTCGACGGGGTAGGGGGAAGGGAGGTCATCTTTTCAATGAAGGGTTCCACGGATGCCTCTAGCTGATGCTTTGAGGGACGTGGCATTCCCTTCTTTGTCTGCTTTAAGGTCGCTAGGATCGACATCCTGTGCGAGCCTTTAAGCGCCTGGGTTAGCCAGCGCCCTTGAGCGCCCCCCAGGAGATGACCCGGTTTGTCGGCAATCGTGAATGGTTTTTGGGGGAGCGGCTGGTGGGTGTGGTAGGCAAAGAAGGCGGCTAGTTTGTATTTAGCAACCTTCATCCAACCCCCCTCTGTGCCCTTGGACAGATTGTCCCAGTGGCTGATGGTTTCGATCGTCAGCCTGCTTTCCCGAAGACCGTGGCATTGTAATGCCACCACGATTGCTTCCAATGCTGCTTGCACACTACTTACCGACCTTGGTGTCGGGGAGATCATTCTACCAGATGGGTTC